GTCTTGAAAACTAGCGAGGGGGCAACTCCTCCGTGGGTTCGAATCCCACCCTTTCCGCCATTTTATGCGGGTTCCGGCAATCGCTGAAACCTTGACCACTAAAAAACTAGCGACGTTTGACTACTAGTTGACCACTCACGTTTTTGGGTGGTCTTTTTTGTTGTATGCATGTAATTTAAAAGTATTTATGCTAAAATCTGCTTGCATAAATTACAAAATTGAGTTAACATAGCTACAAAAAATAAGGAGGCTATGTTATGAAAGCACATGTGCAGTATTTTTGCGGTCATGAAGCTGATGTTGATTTGGTTGGCAGTGCTGCTGTCCGCCAGCAGAAGCTGGCTGGTCTGAAGAAATCTCTTTGCGCTGCATGTCTCGCTGAAGCATGGAATGCCTGCGTTGCTGGTTGCCTGCCACGTGAGATGTCCATTGATCAATGGGAACGCGAGTATCCTGATTGTCGCCGGATGAAGGTGGATGCAGAAAAAGGTACCGTGATTGCCTGGGTACCGGAAAAAAGAGCATAAAAAATACCCCGCTGCAAGGCGGGGCTTTTTTTATGCTTATATGATGTTAGCCAGGGTTTCCGCTGCGCGCTCATCGTCGCCAGGCATTACGTGGCTGTAGGTGTTGAGCGTCAGATTGGCCGTACTATGGCCGAGGCGCTGCTGCACTGTCTTGTAACTGGCACCGTGCTGCAGCAGGAGCGAGGCGCTAGTGTGCCTCAGGCTGTTGAGGCAGAAGTCTTTCGGCATATCTGCGTTTTTGCCGTAGCGCTTGACGAGCTTGCTTATTGCGTCCGGGTTGAGCGGTCTGCCGTGCTCTCCCGGAAAAAGGAGGCCGTATGGCTGCCACAGCGCGTCGCTCATGGCCTGCAGTCGAACGGTCCTTATCTGTGCCTTAATGAGCGGAAGAATCGCCTTAGGCAGGCTCACAGTGCGCCAGCTGTCCTCTGTCTTAGTGCTTGCGCCAATCTCACCGCCACCTTTGGTACGCAGGTTGGTCTGCCGGACGGTAAACGTGCACCGCTCCAGGTCTACGTCCTGATAACGTAAACCAAGAATCTCACTGCGTCGCATGCCGCTGGTGGCTGCTAATTTGATGAGCAGCTGGTGCGTCTGATCCGTGATGACAGAGAGCAGCTTTGTTACCTGTGCCTGGGTAAGAGCCACCCACTCGCGCTTGCGGGTAACCTTTGGCTTTTTGATTTGTAGCATGGGATGCTTTGCAAGCACACCATCAATTACTGCTTGTGTAAGCAGAGCCTTGAGCGTTACATAGATATGCTCAACGGTGCGGCTGGCAAGCTTTGCGGAAAGTGCGGCTATAAAGTCACGGATGTTGGCCGGCTGCAGATTGCAGAGCGGGAAGTCGCCGAGCTCCGGCTTGATGTGCACCCGGATGTGAGATTCAATCGTTGCCCAGGAATTTTTGCGTATGGCTGCGTGCTGGACGGCCAGGTAATGGTCGCACCAATCTTTGAGCAGCATGCCGCTGCTGTAGGTCCCGCTGCGTTTTGCAATCTTGAATTCCTGCACCTTGCGGTCGAGCTCCGCAGATGTTTTTGCCGTGAAGTAATGCTTTTTGCCGAGGTACGTTACTGTGGTGGCGTAGCGGCCGTCTGCGCGTTTCTTGTATTTTGCCATTGTGTAAAACCTCCGATTTTGATATAATGGAGGTGCAATTGTAGTGGATTATTTACATTGCACCTTGCTCTCTTTCGTGGTGGATTGAGAGCACCTCCGCCTGTGCTGGGAACACAGGCGGTATTTTTATTTATTTTTTATATTTGATTTCATGCTGTTCGAGCGGATGCCCGCAAGCACAGCTGATTTCCAGAATATCGTTCTTATTTTTTATAGCAGCTAGTCTGCAAATATTTTTTTGACGGCAAAAGCCCATAATACCTGGACTTAGCACTTCTATGTCGTAATTTTTGCAAGTTATACTTTTGATTCTAGAATTTCTTTGTGCAATTTCGCTTGCCATGTTGGCTGCCTTTTGCTCATAAAATGGCTTTAATGCCTTAAAAACCGCATCTCTAATGAATGGGTTGACATATTCTGCAGTATTCATGTTGTTAGCTTTATTTCGTTTGGTATTTAGATCTTCCCATGCGGCATTACATTCGTTGAAAATTTGAGCGTGCTTTTGCATTTCTGATTTTGAGTAATGCTCACATGTCAATGTTTTGCCATTTTCAGTTAACCAATGTACAACGCAAGAACCTAAATCTATAAAATCATAAGGATCAGATAAAGTATAGGCTGGCGACTGTTCTGTAATGTGACGCATTGCCTTATCTTGTGCTAAAAGCGCATTGAATCTATTTACAGCTTCATTTGAAATATCTATGGCATTAGATATTTCTGCATCTAATTTATCAACAAGAGCAAGTCTAGCTGATTTCATAGTTTGCTCAGCCGTTTTTCCGTTAATAGTAATGCCGTTGAATTGTTCTATTGCAGGTGGATCAAGCCGCCAAATTCCATACTCATCTGTATAAGCCAGCGCAGCGCTCGGGATTAGTGCTACCAAAAGCAAAGGAAATAATATTTTTTTCACATTGTCACCTGCTTTCGCAAAAATATTCTCTTGCTTCACACTTTCTTTACTTAAAAAACTTTCCCTTGTGATAGTTGTGTGATAAAATATTTATAGATTTAAAGTTTTGTTGTCGTCACTTCGGTGGCGACTTTTTTTGTTTGTGGGGAAGTTTCAAGCGGTGGCGGCAGTTTCTTCTGCCGCCAGAATACCTAAGATAAAAAGATATAAATCCACCTGAGCGTCCTCGTTTAATAGGTCGAGTCGCTCACTGTCCAAGATTAAAACACCTCCTTTATTGGTTCCGCAGGTTTTTGGGATTTGAAAGTAAATCCTCAAAATATTCACGAGCGCGCTGTTGCGCTGCAGGACTAAGTTTGTTGTACAGTTCTTGAATATCATTTTGAGGCTTTTCTGGGGTATCCCATCCCATTAGTTGGGCAGGAGTAACGTTAAAAATTTCTGCCAAGAGTATAACCATATCATAGGGGATATTTTTAATATCCCCAGATTCATACCTTTGCAAAGTTGCTTTATTTGGCAATTTACCTATTTTAGATTTAATTATTTGAGCTAAATCTGTAAGAGATAATCCGTGGTGTTCACGGTATTTTCTTATATTTTCTCCTATTTCCATGGCTTGCCTCCCTATAATCTCCCTATAATTATGTTAACATCATTATAAATTACTTTTGCGCAAAATGCAACAAGGAATCGACTTTTTGCAAAAAAAGTTGCGCAATATGCGTTGACAAATAGCTTTAGTCATGGTATTATAGTTGCATAAAATGCAACGAAAGGTGGTGAGAAAATGTATGGCATTAATGTAATGTTACTGCGTCAAAAAATGCTTGAAAATGGGTTTATAAATATTGTAGACCTTGCAAAAGCAGCAAATGTTAGCCGTGATACTATTAGTAAAATGTTGGCTGGCAAAACTAAACCTCAAACTAATGTAATGTATGCAATTGCTAATGCTTTGAAATTAACCTGCGAAGAAGCAGGAAAAATTTTTTTTGCACGTAGCGTTGCGTAAAATGCAACGGAGGTAATTATGGAACCTATCGCTGTAACTCTCGACAAGGCCTGCGAGCTGACTGCCATCGGTAAAGCGTCGATGGTGAAGCTCATGCAGGATCCAAAGTTCCCGGTCTTTAAAATCGGCAATAAGTCGGTTATCCCAGTAGCTGGCTTGAGAAAGTATATTGAGACTCTGGGTGCTGAGCACTATGGAGTCGTTTAGGAGGCGGATGGTATGAAAAAGCTGTTATTCATTCTGCTGATGGCCTGCTGTGTATGGCAGGCGTGGGACTACACCCATCCTCAGCCTGTAGAACGCTACGTGGTCCGTGCTGTGGCTGCAGAGGGTGATACTCTCTGGCATTTAGTGGGTGACACCATGCAGCGCGAAGGAGACCGCCGCGATGTCCGCGAGGTCATCTTTTATACAAAGAAGATTAGCAACTTGCAGGGTGACCTGCAGGTGGGAGATGTAGTTCTCATTCCCATAGAGGCATCTACAAAATGAGAACCGATGACCGTGGCGTCCATTACGTAGACTGCATGTTCTGCGGTACGGAATGGATAGTGAGCCGCTTTGTAAAAGAACCGTATGCGTGCCCTTATTGCAGGGCTATGTATAAAAATTTCAATCCACCACCAAAAAAGAAAAAGAAAGGTAAGGTGTAAAAAGGTAATGATTAGAACTAAAACCCAGATTTTTATTCAGCGTTTAAATCTCGAAATGCAGAGCTTGCGTGAATACGCAGCTTTGCTGGAACGCTGGAATAAGGACGACAACCAAGACGAGGTCCTGCAGGAGGCGGAGCTTGATGTCATTGACCGTATCGGCTCAACGCTCAAAGAGATGCGTGAGCTGCAGTCTCATGAATGGTCTGCTGTGTACAAAGCTCTGCAAGATTCCGCAGAAAAGAATGCTGCTGATGGTTCCGGTATGCCGAAAGATGGCGCTTGCAAGGAGGCTGAGTAACATGACTAACATCTATGAGCTTAAAGATCAAATCAAAGCCTGCATCCAGCTGGATGAAGAGCACGTTGTCAGCGTTGATGACGGCGAAATCCTGAACCTGCAGCAATTTGAAGCGCTGCAGATGGAGCGTGACGCTAAGGTCGAAGGTCTGGCTTGCTACATCAAAAACAAGCTTGCCGAAGCCGAGGCCATCTACGCGGAAATCAACGTTCTCAGCTATCGCGCTGGGGCGATGAAGAAGGAAGCCGAGCGCTGCAAGGCTTATCTGGCTGGTGCGTTGTATGGCGAGAAGTTTGAAACTCCCCGCTGCAAGATTACGTGGCGCAAGTCTGAGGTTTGCAACGTGCTGTCTATGGAAGAAATTCCTGATGAATATAAGCGCACCAAGGTTACTGTTGATGCTGACAAGACGGCAATCAAGAAGGCCATCAAAGCCGGTGCTGAAGTTCCGGGCGCTGAGGTTATTCAGAAACTGAATATGACTTTGAAGTAAAGGAGTGATTTTAATGGGAATGCCTGTATTGATCCTGGGTGCGTCCGGCTCTGGCAAGTCCACGAGCCTGCGCAATTTTGAGCCGTCGGCGGTTGGCGTGTTTAATGTGGCAAGCAAGCCACTGCCATTCAAGAAGCGGCTGAACGTCGTAAACCATGCGACGTATCAAGTCATCCAGAAAACGTTGGTGAAGAACAACTTGCGCTGCTACGTTATCGATGACTCGCAGTACCTTATGGCGTTCAACATGTTTGACCGTGCAAAGGAGATCGGGTACCAGAAGTTTACCGACTGTGCGTTGAATTTCTACAATCTGCTGGCGCTGATCCGCGACCATACGACTGATGATACTATCGTGTATCTCCTGCATCACACGGAGTGCGATGATACTGGTCACATCAAAGCCAAAACTTCGGGCAAGATGCTGGACAATCAGCTCACTCTAGAGGGCCTGTTCAGCATCGTGCTGCTGGCTGAGACCGACGGTAAGGCGCATTGGTTTACCACGCAGAGCGATGGCTTCACGCCTGCGAAGTCTCCGATGGAGATGTTCGCACCGAAGATTGACAATGACCTGAAGGATGTTGATACGGCTATTCGTGAATACTATGGATTTAACGAGGAGGCAAAGAAAAATGAAAAAGCTTAACTGGGGAAATGTTGACGCTGCGAGTGAGGGCTATGCAGCGCCGCCTGCCGGCGGTTATGTGTTGGCCATCTGCGCTGTAGAGGACCACGCAGACAAGCAGTACTTGAAAATTTACTGCGACATCGCAGGTGTAGCTGATAAAGCAAACGAGCAGTTTATTGGCTATTATGGCCAGCGCAAGGAACGCAGCGGCGACAAAATCCCGCTGTTCAGCTTCATCCGCAGCTATAAAGATTCTGCGCTTGGCTTTTTTAAAGCGTTTTTGGTTGCGCTGGAAAAGAGCGGCAATTCCGGCTTTGTGGCAGACCGCTTTGCCGGTGACGAGCAGCAGTTCTGCGGCATGGTTGTCGGTGCTGTGCTGGGACAGGAAGAGTACATCTGGAACGACAAGCTCCGTGTGCGTCTGAAGGTAGCGCAGCTCTGTTCCGTAGAGCGCATCCAGAAGGGCGACTTCGAGATTCCGGACACAAAGGAATTTAAAGGTTATACTTCAACTGCTCAACCTGTCGCAGCAGCTCCTACCTCTAGCATGGACAGCTACGGTACTGCCGTGCCGCTGCTAAATGATGAAGACATCCCGTTCTAAGTCCGAGCTGCACTTGGACGACATTCGTCCCTTTTTGACCGGCGCAAAAACGAAGCCGGGCGGACATATTACCGCTACCTGCCCATTATGCGGCAAAGCAGGACATTTGCACATAGACGAAAAGGGCGGGACGCTGCTGGTCTATTGCCAGAAGTGCAACGCTCCTGGCGCGGACATTCTGAGAGAGTTCCGCCGTCTGGGAGCAAAGCCTGCCGAACCGGAGCCTGTAGATTATAAGACGGCAAAGCCTGTTGAGGATTACCGCCATATCTACCGCAATCCCGACGGCACCGAAGCTTATTACAAGCGCCGCCGTAAATGGGCAGACGGTCACAAAGTCTTCAGCTTTGCTTATATCGATGACAATGGCCGCACAGTGTTTACCAAGCCCGAAGGATGTAACAACTTATATAACTTAGATTTACTAGCACAACATCGGAGCACAAAGTTGTACATCGTCGAAGGCGAGAAGTGTGCCGACGCCATGACGCAGCACGGACTGCTGGCGACCACGAGCAACACCGGAGCGCAGAAGGCTATCAAGCTGAGCGCGACGGACAAGGCGCTGCTGGAATCTTATGCAGAGCGTATCGTCATCCCGGACAACGATGAGAAGGGAACCGATTATGCTGCAGCCTGGCAAGGCGCGAAGGTCATGGACATCACAAAGCTGTGGCCTGAATGCCCGCCTAAAGGTGATATCGCAGATTACTTTGCTGCCGGTGGCACAGCCGAAGCAATCGAAGCCTACGAGTGGCCTGTGGTGCTCTCTCTGGACAGAGAATTCTTTGAAGGGTGCGACAGGTTCAGCCTTATCGATGAGGCGCTTCTGGAGGCGATAGCGGCGCTCACAGAGCCGTCCAAGCGTCAGCAGGTGCTTTCCATGGCACGGTTCCGTGCCGGGGAGCTGTGTTGCAAGAGGGAGTTTGAGAGCTGCTGGAAAGCGTACCTGCAGCAGCAGGCAGCCAAGGGTATAAGGTCAGATAATCTGACAAAATTCCCGCAGCAGCTCTTTGCTCTCCGGTGCGGTAACTGGAACACATCGATTAATGGCGTGTATCGGTCGGTACAGGTCGGGACAGAATATAAAAACGAATACGCAAGCCCCATCCCCATCATGCCGACGGAGCTGCTGGTGAATGTGGATGATGAAACGGAAAAAATCCGGCTTGCGTATTTTAAAAATGGCGGCTGGCAGAGCGTGGTGGTCCCGCGCTCCACGTTGGCCAACAAAAACAAAATAATCTTGCTGGCAGATAACGGCGTTGAAGTCAACAGCGACAACGCCGGTCTGCTGGTGAAGTATCTGGCAGAGGTCATCGCTATGAACCCGGACATCCTGCCGCGGGTGAAGTCGATTGACCACATGGGCTGGTCCGATGCAGGCTTTGTGCCGTACACGGACGAGGTCAAGCTGGACTGCGAGGAGCAGTACAAATCTCTGGTGCAGGCAGTCTCAAGTAAAGGCACGCTGGAGGAATGGGCGGCCTACGTCGCACCGCTCCGGCAGAACCTGTACATGCGCCTGATCCTGGCGGCATCGTTTGCGAGCGTGCTGGTCGAGCGCGTATCTGCGCTGCCATTTGTTTTGCACCTTTGGGGCGGCACCGGCAGCGGCAAGACCGTGGCCATGATGGTGGCTGCGTCTGTCTGGGGTAATCCGGGCATGGGCAAGCTGGTGCGGACCATGAATATGACGGTCAACTCTATGATGAGTACAGCATCTATCCTGCGTAACCTGCCGTTTTTCGGTGACGAGCTGCAGACAATCAAGTCAAGATTTGAGAATTATGATACGTTGATCATGCGTGTCACTGAAGGTCTCGACCGCGGTCGTATGACGAACGCGACCTTCCAGCGGCAGAAGTCCTGGCTGAACAGCTTTGTTTTTACTGGTGAAGAGCCCTGCACGAAGAGTCAGTCCGGCGGCGGTGTAAAAAACCGCGTGGTCGAGGTAGAGTGCGACCAGCAGATAATTAAAAACGGCAATGCTGTGGTTAATTTTATCACGCAGCACTTTGGCTGTGCAGGCAGGGCGTTTATCGAAGCGCTGGAAGGGAAGAATCTTGCGGCTGATTACAATGAGATTATGCGTCTGGTGCTGGAAGTAACAGATACGACCGAGAAGCAGGCCATGGCGATGGCTCTTATGCTGCAGGCGGATGCGATTGCGAGCAAGGCTATCTTTGGTGATCCTGGCAATGTGCTGACTCCGGAGGATATAGTTGGCTTCGTTAAGAGCAAGGCTGAAGTTGATGTGAGCGAGCGGGCGTTTAACCTCATTGTCGACGTTATCGGTGCCAACGCTGACAAATTCGATACCGAATTTCACGATTTTGCCGGTTATGCCTACTGGGGCAGGCGTAGAAACGATGGCGTAATCATGATTAATAAAACCGTTCTTGAGGAAGAATTAGAGAAGAAAGGCTTTGACTATGCTGCTCTAAAGAAAAAATGGGCAGAAGCCGGTCATTTGCTTAAAACAAAACAAGGCAAATTTTTCGGACTCTATACTTTGAATCATGTTAGAGCAAATTATGTAGCCCTTTATGTAAAAGGTTAGCTAGGTTAGCTAAAGGTTAGCTAAAAAAACCGCTCAACCATGCGGCTTTTAAGACTTTAGCTAACCTAATAACCTAGCTAACCTAATATATATATACGTATGTAAGCTCTAATTTCCAAAAATCCTAAGTTCTAAAGTAATAAAAAATATATAGGATACTCTTTCAGAAAAAGGTTAGCTAGGTTAGCTAAAATGCAAAAACCGCTCAACCATGCGGTTTGCAGGCTTTTTAAATGTCAGCTAAAACGTTAGCGAGCTAACCTCAAAAGGTCAGCTAAAGGAGGGAAACGATGTTATTTAAAATTTTGAGTACTATGTTACGTGACTTTATTGCAGGGCTGGTTATGGCGGTGGGGTGCTGCTGTATGATGGTGGCACAGGCTTTTGTCAAAGCTGCTGTTTGCCTCGCCCGGTTTGCGTGCAAGGTCAATGGGGTGAAATGTGATGTTAAGTAAAATCTGTCTGGTGTTTGCAGTGCTGATCAGCATTGTGTGGATAGTAAGCCTGACGGTGTTAGTTGGTTGCGGTGCTGTATGGGCGCTGCAGAAGTTAGGAGGTATGTAAATGTATATCAAAACTAAAAGCGGAGATTATGTAAACTCCAAGAATATCAGTGGCTTAAGAATCAAATGTTATGGTGGCGATTTTAATGTCGTAGCAGAATGCATCGGTTATTGCGACGATCCTTGCTTCTATTCCAGTGCCAAGATAGAAGACGCGGAAGCGTATATAAACTTGCTGGCGAACCACCTGGATGAAGTAGAAGAAGCTGCATCCATGCAGTACCCGCGTTGCGCTATCCTCAAGGTGTCGGAGGCTACTGTTGATGCAATGCGTTATAGCTATCGCAATCGCCCGCTCCAAAACGAGCCGCAGCATGCAGCCAGCAAGAACACTAAGCTGTCCGCAATGCTGAATGAGCTTGTTGATGACTTCGCCGCATCCGGCGACACGGACAATCTCCTGAAAATCAACGCGTATATCCGCATGTATCTGCAAAAGGAGGCTAACAATGAATAAGCAATACCTGATGTTGAATCTGGAGTCTGATACGTTTAGAGGAATGAAGGCCGATTTTGATGAGCTCCTGCAGCAGCTGTTGGAGAAGCTCTTTGCTGGCCGTATCGCTGATGGCTCTATCAGCATGAAGCTGTCCGTCAGCTTGACCGAAACCTATTCCGAAACAATGGGTAAGGACATTTCTGTACCGCTGTTCAAACATAAAACTACCGCCAATTACACGGAGAAGCTGGAGAATGCCGGTGCTGTCTCCCTGCCTAACACGTATCTGGAATACGACGAAGACCTCGGGGAGTTCGTCCTGAAGCCTTACGGCGGCGAGCAGGACATGTTCGCGGAGCAGGAAGCTGAGGCTGATGAAGTAACTGTTGACGTTAAAGCCATTCCGCAGGACTGCCACCGTCCCCTGCAGGTGCGTGATCCTATGTGCAATGACTGCGCTAATCGCGATACCAGCGCCTGCGACCATTGCGATGGCTGCGACAAGTGGGAGCCTACGGTAAAATGATTCCGCTGCGTCCCTACCAGCAGGAGCTGGTGGATAACATCCGCAGGGCAATCGGTCAGGGGCGGCACAGCGTGTGTGCAGTGTTAGGCTGCGGCGGTGGGAAGAGCGTTATCCAGGGCAACATCGCCGCCAGCGCCACGGCACGCGGTAACAGGGTGCTGTTTGTTGTTCACCGCAAAGAGCTGTGCCAGCAGATTACCAATACTTTTGCTGCATGTGGCGTAGACTTCTCTCTCTGTACCGTAGGCATGGTGCAGACGGTCTGCCGCCGGCTGGCCAAAACGCCGGAACCGAAGCTGATTCTGGTCGACGAGGCACACCACATCCTGTCGCAGAGCTATTTGTCTATCCTGCAGCATTTTCCGGGCGCCGTCGTCTTAGGCTTTACCGCCACGCCGCAAAGAATGAACGAGGGCGGTCTGGGGGCCGTCTTTGAAGAGCTCATCGAGTCAGTGAGCACCGAGTGGCTCATCCAGAACCATTATCTGGCACCGTACAAATACTACGGCGTGCAGCTGGCGGATGCCAGCAAGCTGCATACTAAACGCGGCGACTACGATAAGGCTGAGATTGAAGCTCTTATGAATAAGCGTGCCATCTTTGGCAGTGCGGTGGAGAACTGGCTGCAGCTGGCCAAAGGAAAGCAGACCATAGTATACTGCTCGTCTATCGCCACCAGCGAGGGCACAGCGGCCGCTTTCAGGGAGCAGGGGATAAATGCTATGCACCTTGACGGTACAACGCCGCAGGCGCAAAGACAGGCCGCCGTAGAGGGGTTCCGACGCGGTGAGGTCACGGTCCTTTGCAACGTTGATTTGTTTGGCGAGGGCTTCGATGTGCCTGACTGCGATTGCGTGGTGCTGATGCGGCCTACCAAGTCGCTCACGCTGCACATCCAGCAGTCGATGCGGTCGATGCGCACCAATCCCAACAATCCGGATAAGGTTGCGCTGATCCTGGACCATGTGGGCAATTTCACCCGGCACGGTCTGCCGGATGACGTGCGAGAGTGGTCGCTGGAATCCAAAGCCAAGAAGAAAAAGCAGGAGCTCAGCGTCAAGCAGTGCCCGAATTGCTTTGCCGTGGTCAAGTCAGCGGTCACCGAGTGCCCTCTCTGTCATTACGTATGGGAGAAAGAAGAGCGCGAAGGTCCGGAGGTCGTGGAGGACATCATCCTGCAGGAAGTCGCGCGCATGCCGTATAGTAAACACATCGAGTGTAAGTCATGGGCGCAGTTGGAGCTGTTCCGCTCGACGCACAAACGTGCTGATGGAAAGATTTTTAAGTTCGCCTGGTCGCTACACAAAGCGGTGCAGCTGGGGCTGGCAGTACCGGAACGGTACCGCAGTGCAGCTATCCGCCTGCTGCGTCAGGATGAATACAGGAGGTTAAAGTTTGAATAAATCTGAAGCTCAAATTATGAAGGAGATTGAGGTCGCTGTGTCTGCCGCAGGACATAAGATTTTCCGCGTCAATGTTGGCGAGGGCTATCTGTACCGCACGCAGCCGACGCAGGCGACGCTCGACCTCGAGAACAAGCGTAGCCGCTGGTTCAAAAGTGGCCCGCCGCAAGGCTACAGCGATTTGTCTGGCGTAGCGTATCCGTCGGGCAAGGCAATTTTTATCGAGTGCAAGACGGCAACCGGCAAGCCGACGCTGCAGCAGTGCGTGTTCCTGCTGGCGATGTTGGCAGCGGGTGCCAATGCCGGTATCGCACGCAGCTCCGAGGAGGCGTTGGCGATTTGCGAGATGACGGACAACCTGCGTCAGAAGATGGGGGAGTATATCCATGGCTGGTTGGTTAAGCTTAGGCAGCGTGGTAAGTGATCCGTGGCCTGATTATGCCGACAGCGAGTTCTGGGGGCAGCTGCTACCAAGCGCTGCCCGCCATGATCACAAGCTGTATGTTAAGCTCATCGGCCTACGCTTTGCCGGAGCAGAGCTGCTGCCTAGCGCACGCTTCGGGTTGCGCCTGCTCATGGCTAACAAGGCGACAGTGACTCAGCAGGAGGCGAGGGAGCTGCTTGCTCCCCACTCTGAGCTGCTACTGAATTTATTTTTACACATAGGAGGTGGCGCAGGTGGACAACAAAAAACTGATACATGATACTGTTGTGGCAACGCTGGCTGCCTTAAATAGCCAGCCTAAGCCGCAGGATTGCTACAAGGCGACGGAAGCACGGCTGTATGCTTACTCGACGCTGCGCGCGAACATTGAGCAGTACAAGCTTGATATCCGCGACCTGAAGGCGGAGCGTGTCACGGAGAAATCTAAAGACATTACCTGCTGGGGCGGCGCAAGTTCTCGCCTGACGCCCGAAGAGAAGCAGCAGGCACGCATTATGGCTGTAGAAGTTAAGCTGGCCCGTGATCAGGCGGAAGTTGATAAAATTGACCGAATCTTGAACAGGCTGGAAGCAAGCGAGGATGCGGTGGCGGTAGACCTTATCCGTCAGGCGTATTTTTTCTGCGTGCCTTTGGATGATATTGCGCTGCGTGAAGGTGTATCGCTCTCGACCATCCAGCGCAGGCGTACGCGCCTGGTGCGGCAGCTGGCGTTGATGTTATATGGAGCGGAGGCATTGATGTGAGATTCGTAGATTTTTTCGCAGGAATCGGCGGTATACGCTTAGGCTTAGAGCAAGCCGGGCATAAATGCGTCGGCTTCTGCGAGTTTGATAAGTACGCCAGGGCAGTGTATAAAGCTATGTACGATACGGAAGGAGAGTGGGAAAGCCACGATGTACGAACAGTTAGAACTTATGACATACCCGACGCAGACCTCTGGTGCTTCGGCTTCCCATGCCAGGACATCAGCGTCGCAGGCAAGCAAAAAGGCCTGCAAGAAGGTGAGCGAAGCGGATTGTTTTACGAAATTATGCGACTACTTGCCGGCCGTAGGCAAGAAGATAGACCCCGATGGCTACTCGTTGAAAATGTTAAAAATTTACTTAGCATTGGAAACGGATTTGACTTCGCGCGGCTGCTGCTTGAAGTGGGGGGGTACGGGTACTCTCTCCAATGGGACACTCTCAACAGCAAAGACTACGGTGTTCCCCAAAACAGGGAGCGCGTGTTCATTGTCTGCTATCTTGGAAACATCCGTGGACGAGAAGTATTTCCTCTCCAACGAACAGACAGCGAGAATCCTTGCGAACTCAAGGAGATAACACAAGGAGTTGCTGATGCCCAAAGAATCTATGAAAGCGACGGATTAGCAAGAACGCTAAAAGGTGAAAGCGGCGGGCAAGGTGGGAAAACAGGCTTGTACGCTGTGAAAGTGTTAAAGCTTTATGGTTCGACAGGCGGTGTGTGTGGCCTTAAAATTAAAGCAGAAAATAAAAGTTTTTCCCCGGTTGCAACAAGAGATTACAAAGGCATTAGCAGGAATGACGGCAATGCTGTACTAGTAGCCCCAGTGTCAGCACCGGACTATACAGAGAAACGGCAGAACGGCAGACGAATAAAAGAGCCTGGCGAGCCTAGTTTTACTTTAACAGCGCAGGACAGACACGGCGTAGCAATATTCGATGACCAGGGACGCAGGAATAAACAACTAAAACCGTTAGAGATTTGTCCGACATTGAGGGCGCAAAGTCATGGTAATGAGCCTAAAGTGTGTAGCGACAATATCCGTATTCGCCGTTTAACTCCGCGTGAGTGCTGGCGTTTACAAGGCTTTCCGGATGAATACTTTGACAAGGCAAGGGCAGCAGGCATAAGCGACACTCAGCTGTATAAGCAAGCTGGAAACGGCGTTACTGTCAATGTGGCGCGTGCTATCGGCGAAAGGTTAAAGGAGATTGAGAAAAATGAAACTCTATGAAGCGGTGTGGTTGAGTTGCAGGGAAGAGGTGACGCCGATATTATGATTAATTTGTATCCCGCAATTGCCGAAACATTGCATATCCCTGTTGGCAAGGAGTTTAAGCTCAAACCTAAACATGGTGGAGCGTATCCGGCACAGTACCGTTTCAGCGCTGATGATTTGGAGTATCGTCCGAGCCAGTGCTGCTATTGGTCAAGCATTTCTAATCAGCCCATGCAGATGCGTATTTTTCTGGCTTTGCTGCGTGGCGGAGTGGAGGTTATTAAAGATGAGTAAAAATTTAATCCCGCAAATCGCTAAGATGCTAGATGTGGAGATGTACGAAAAATTTAAAATCGAGGGCATGAGCTCTGACCTGGTTTTCCGAATCGGTGTAGACGGACTCGAAATGGAACGTTTTGACTATGCTGAGGATGACCGTATATGGGTGACTCTTGCTTCGTGCAATTTTGTTGATTTGTTGACTGGTAAGGCAAAAATTGTTAAACTGCCGTGGAAGCCTGCTTATCGTCAGAAGTATTGGACTTTTGGCTTAAAAGATGGTATTTGGGTAGTTGTACCGAGAGAGTGGGAAGATTATCCTGCTGAAATTCTTTTAGCAGACAAAGGATGGACATATCGCACACGTGAAGAAGCCTGCGCCGCTTTGCCTGGAGTGGCGAAAGAAATAGGTGTTGAGTTTATAGTTAAGGAGGACTCTAATGACTGAATATGAAGAATTTACATCGTTTATTGATGATGAGCTTGAACGCGTAGCTGATTTGTTCGCAGAAAAACAGCAGCAGTATTCTACTGGTGCTGATACGCTGTCAAACTTCCGCACCGGCGCTTTGCTGGAGCATCGTGATGGTAGCTACGAGAAGATGTACGAGGTGGCTAAGGGCTACCTGAACAAGCACATTGCTTTTCTCTATGATCATGGTATTGTCGGCAAAACAGAGGAATCCTTGCGCGACATGGTGGTCTATGGCCTGATTATGCTGTACCTGGTCAAAAAGAACCAGGAGCTTGAGTAGGTGAAGGAGTGACCTTGATGAGCAGTAAACGTAAACTTAAGCGCCGCAATCCTGCGCCGGTGGCAGGCTTTAAATACGAGCGCATGTGCCAGGCTGTGTCCGAGCAGGCTATCTATCGCGTGCTGGCTGTTGCGATTGACATTCTCTGGAACGACTTCGGCGGCTTGCAGCGCAAAGACCAACGCCTGAAGTTCTTCGCTGAGACATTCCGTGAACGTCTGGAAGTTGTAGACCAGGGCTTTACGCCGACGCAGCAGGCAGCTATGGATGAGCTGCAGCGCCAGGCTGGTTATAGCGTAGTGTTTAATGCAAAATAATTTAACGACCGCTCATCGGATGGTGGGCGGTCTTATTTTTTATGTTCACAAAAAATTTACATACGGACGTGGCGGATAATATGAAAAATAGGAGCACTAGATAACACGAAACGACACTGAAAATAATACGGCGGATATAACGGACGAAAACGCAAATATATACGGTATTCCGTAGTCTTGCAGGACATCCTCGGGTGTGTTATATTAAAAATGTGGTTACAAAAAGAAAAAAAGACTTGACTTTTTGTTGCTACAATAATTATAATAAGACTGTGGCTGAAAGCGAGGTGAAAAGCATGAGTCCACGAACGGGTAGACCTAAATCTGAAAATCCGAAAGACATAATGATTCGTGTTAGAATGGATGAAGATACAGTGAAAATGCTTGATGAATGCGCTGACTCTTTGAAAAGCAGCCGCTCTGAAATCATTAGAGCTGGAGTAAAAAAGGTATACTTAGGCATAAAAAAATAAGATGTTACTTCGTTTTCCAGACAGTAGTAACATCTTATTCCAGACGAGGAGCTATCCTCGTGAAATATTATATCATGAGATGGCTCCTTTTTCAAGAAAGGGAGATAATTTTATGGAATTACAGATATTTAATCACGAACAATTTGGCAATTTAAGAATTATGGATGAGGACGGTGTTATTTGGTTCGTTGGTAAAGATGTTGCAGCGATTTTAGGATATTCTGATACAGCTGCAGCTCTTAAACGTCATGTGGACAATGAAGATAAGCTGACCCGACGTTTCGTCGACTCAGGTCAAAATCGTACTATGTACATCATAAACGAATCCGGTCTTTACTCTCTCATCCTCTCATCTAAGCTTCCGGCGGCGAAGGCGTTCAAACGTTGGGTGACGAGTGAAGTGCTTCCTTCCATCCGTAAGACAGGCAAGTATGAAATCATTCCGCAGGGCGAGGATGAAGAGCCTGTAACCGATGTTACGCAGCTGGAATTTGATCAGCGCATCCGCATTGCGACAATTATTGCAGGATGCCGCAGGGAACGCCTGCCGATGGTGGCCAAGATTCTCTCGCTTGACCTTGACGAATTTGCACCGCTGCTGCCGCAGAATGCTTCTGATGCGGAACAACTTGCTTATCAGTACATTTCTAGTGTGTATGATGCCATGAAGCGCGATACGCCGATACAGTATTTTTATAACGGTTATGCGAAATGGTGCATGGAGCAGGGAACGACGGCTTTGAATAAAACAGCCCTCGGGAAAGTATTTAAAAAGTATTTCCCTGTGCAGGCAGTCGCCACATCCTACTACGAAGGCGGTCAGCGCATATTTGGTTGCGTCCGCTGCTACCGCAAGATGGGAGGTGCTGCAAAATGACCTACAAAGACCTACCCGCAAGCATTAGAAACCAGGTCGAAGAACTTGAAATCAGTATTGATAATAAGACTCAGTGTCTTGATACGTTGTACGCTTTGTTCCCAGACAAAGAAACGGTTATCACTATGCTGGTTGAAAAGTACGCCGAACAGCGGCAAAAAGAACTTGCTACTGAGGAAGCTCTACGCAAGGCTGGCTATAATGTAGCAGAGCTGCGTGTCGCTTACTGGAATGCTTAATTAAAGAATAGGTGCTCAAAAAATGAATAGATCCACCACGGTTGAAAACCATCAAGTCCCAGCTTGATGGTTTTATTTTTTTGAAAAAATGACTTGAAGCCGTGAAAAAAAAGCGGTATAATATAACCACGGAGAAGTGTCGATAAAAGCGGCATTTGCCGGTCCCTTTCTGTTGCGAATCGGTGCGTATTTTGACTGAATGCGCACCGATTTACTATATTGTTTATGTAGCGTCTGGCTTTTAGCCGGGCGCTTTTTTTATGCCCGAAAGCCGTAACCTAAGGGACGGGACATCCCTTTCTGACCTCAAATCCTCAGCGGTTTTCCGGGCACCAATAAATGACTTGCAATTATTAATGGAGAGAGTTAATATGATTATAAGACCTTTAATTCTCGCAGCAAGAATTTTGGATGCTGCTTATACAAAAGACCCGAATCCTGAAAATTGGCGTACTATTAATGGTGCAAGAGTACATGTCGATGGTGAAGGTAACGCTGATGGTGGAGCAGGTGGAAAGTTTAATGGTAATAAATTTGGTGAAGATTGGCGCGTTGGTCAGCGTAGCGCATTGTTACAGGCAGCTTCTATTTTTGCTAATAAGCAAGAAGAAGCAAAGAAACCTAAGCCTAAGCGAAAAAATTTACAAGAGCACTTGGTTGATTACATTAAACATCAGCTGAATTTTGATGTATCAGAATATAGGGACACAAAATATGAAAGCAGAGGCACAATAAATTTAGACTGGAAGCGTATGCCAAGAAACATCAAGGCGCAGATTACTAACCTAGCATTGAAATACAAAAAATTTGATATTCTGGACAATGGTGGCTTAGGCGTAACGTTGAAGCCATACAAGCAGAACAGGGAACCTTTTGTCTCTACTGCGTTATTTTAAGTGATGAATATGAAAACGAATCAATATATGTACTTTTAACCTGAGCTGTTATGCTCAGGTTTTTTATTTTACAAGAATAGAGGTGGTGTTTATGAATGCCTAAAGGGGATAATCCAAATAGCAGAAAAGCTTTAGCAGAAAACAGAGCTAAAACTCAATTTAGCGGTGATAAAGCGGTGATAGCTGCTCAAAAATCCGTGGAGAAGCGTCGTAAGCTCCGTACCTTCCGTGAGCTTGACGAAGACTTTACGAGTGATGATGAACGCCTTATTATGCTAAATGCGCTCAAAGCCAAAGTTAAACAGGGCAGCATCAAAGCCTTTGAAGTGTATCGCGACACTATGGGCATGAATCCTAAAGAGCCTGAACAGTCTCAATACGAGGACGATGGCTTTACCGACGCAATCAAGCGCAGCGCAAAGGATGTGTGGAAATAATGGGTATCGTTGGCAGGCTGCGCAGTATTATCAAACCTGTTATCAAGTTCTATGAGTTTAGTAAAAAGCAAATGCAAATCTTGACGTGGTGGTGCGATGCTTCTCCCTATCACGATTACAACGGCATTATAGCTGACGGCTCCATCCGCGCTGGTAAAACAGTTGCGATGGCCGTCAGCTTTGTTATTTGGGCTATGGATACCTACGATGGCCAGAACTTTGCTATGTGTGGTAAAACCGTAGGCAGCTTCCGGCGTAACGTCTGGAAATGGCTCAAGCCTGTATTGCTTGTGCGTGGCTATCAGGTAGAAGAATCACGCACGGAGAACCTTATCGTGATAGCTCGCAAGCAAGGCAGCACGATGAAGCTGAATTACTTTTACGTGTTCGGTGGCCGCGACGAGTCCTCGCAGGACCTCATTCAAGGCATTACTTTGGCTGGCCTGTTTTGCGATGAGGTTGCGCTCATGCCGGAGTCATTCGTTAATCAGGCATCTGGCCGCTGCTCTGTGCCGGGCGCTAAGCTGTGGTTTAACTGTAACCCGGATAGCCCGATGCACTGGTTCCTGCTACGCTGGATTGAGAAGTGCGACGAGAAGCGCTTGCTGCATATCCATTTCCTAATGGACGACAATCCGTCGCTATCCGACGAGGTGCGTGAACGTTACCGGACGATGTATTCCGGTGTGTTCTATCGACGCTTTATTTTAGGCGAGTGGGTAATGGCGCAGGGTGCTATCTATCGTGATGCGTGGAGTGATGAGCTGCTTTTTGGTGATGACCAGCTGGAGTATTTGCTCAAAAATCTGCACATAATGAAGCGCTCCATCACGATTGACTATGGCACCGTGAACCCGATGGTTTATCTTGATGTGCTCGATGATGGTACAGATTTGTGGTTCATCCGCGAGTATTATTGGGACAGCCGCGCCGAGGAAAAGGAGAAGGACAACAGCCAATACGCCGACGACCTGCTTGAGTTCGTGCGTGGCGTGGAGCTGTGGCCGACAAATGTGGTTATTGATCCATCTGCAGCAAGCTTTAAAATTGAGCTGCGTAACCGTGGCTTGCGTGCGAAGGAGACGGTGGAAACAATCAACGCCGACAATGATGTCATTGAGGGCATCCGAAAGGTGAACACGCTTCTAACCCGTCGCCGCATCCATTTTTATTGTGGTTTAATGCACACGCTGAAGGAGATGCAGTCCTATTGTTGGGACGACAAGGCTCTGCAGCAGTCCGGCAAGGAGAAACCTATTAAAGTAGCTGACCATGCGCCTGATGCGGTGCGCTACTATGTATCAACAGTCATCAGGCCAAGGAGGATAGCAAATGTCTAAAAGAAAACGCAGGCGCACCCTGGACAAAGCTCCTGAGCCGCAGCCAATACGCAGCAGGGCGCTCGACGCGTTTAGTAACGTATTGGCTCGTTTGGGCGCCGGCACTCCGAACCTGTTAGAAGGCACGGAGTACAGCTTGCAGCGCATGTCGCGTGATTTTAACACTTTAAATGCTCTCTACCGTGAGAGTTGGATTGTCCGTCGCATCATCGACGTTATCCCGGCGGACATGCTCAAAAACTGGATAACGATTACCAGCGGCCTGGACCCCGATGTAGAGAAGCGGCTCAGTCTTACTCTACGCCGTACTCAGCTCATTGACAAGATTAAGCGTGGCATGCAGTGGGGCAGGCTCTACGGTGGCGCGTTAGGCGTGATGCTGGTCAAACACCAAGGCTACGACCTTAGCCAACCGCTGCAGCTTGACTGGATAATGCCTGGGGACTTCGCAGGGCTGCTCATTTTCGACCGGTGGAACGGAGTTAACCCATCCAGCGAACTCATCGAAGATATTAGTGATCCTGATTATGGTTTCCCAAAGTATTACACTGTGACTGATCCTGCAGGTGGTGGTTCTGTAAAAATTCATCATAGCAGGGTAGTTCGCTTCACTGGCAATACGCTTCCGTTTTGGGAGGAAATAGCAGAGATGCAGTGGGGCGCGTCTGTCATTGAGTCTATTTTTGATGAGCTGCGTAAGCGTGACAATGTGAGCTGGAACATTGCGCAGTTGACCTTCATGGCGAACATCCGCGTGCTTAAAATGCAGGACTTAGGTCAGCTCCTGGCGGCGACGGACAGTGAGTCGCAGGCTGAGCTGCTGCGAACGCTGGAAGCGCAGAACATGCTGCTGAACAATATGGGCATGCAGGTCATGGATGCTGCAGATGGTCTGGAAACACACCAGTATACTTTCGGCGGTCTTGCTGACTGCTATCAGCAGTTTATCATGGACATCAGCGGCGCTGCTGAAATTCCAGTGACGCGTCTGTTCGGGCGTTCTCCCTCCGGCCTTAACGCTACGGGCGAGAGTGACCTGCAGAACTACTATGACATGATAGCTGAGAAGCAGGAGTCTTATCTGCGTCCTATCCTGAACAAAGTGCTCCCACCGTTCATCATCTCGACTCTAGGCAGCCTGCCGGACGACTTTGACTTTGAATTTGACCCGGTTGCAGAGCCTACGGATAAAGAGCGCGCCGACCTTGCCAAGTGTGGCACAGACAATGTTGTGGCTGCCTACAATGCTGGTCTTATCTCTCAGCGCACTGCCCTGAAGGAGCTGAAGCAGCAGAGCGAGCGCACCGGTGTCTGGACGAACATCACCGATGAGGACATCGAGCGCGCATCTGACTCTGTGGAGCCACCTGGCGAGATGGGCGGAATGTTTGGCGGCATGGGTGGCGAGGCTGCTCCTGATGGCAGCGAAGAATTACCGCGGCAGGCACGTGCTCCGGTCAGGCAAGGTGAATGATGCAGAATGGAATGAAGACGACCATCCTCGTGGTCAGCCTGGCAATGCAGGACAATTTGCTTCTGCTGGTGGAAATAATGACTTGAATAATCCACCTCAAAATGTTAAAATATCAGCGACAGGCAGGAACAAAATGTATAAGCGTGGCTTTATTAATGAGGACGCCGAGAAGCACCATTGGGGTGGTGGCGGAACTCATGACCATTCTAGCCAATATAAGCAAGATGGTATAGTTACGTTTGACCAATATATTGACAGAGCGTGCGAGCTACTTGAATCGCAATGTGTTTCAGGTGGAATCCGAGGTTTTGCAACAATTGATGGTTACATTTGTAGATATGACCCATATAAAAATGATTATGTTGTTGGGCATCCTCTTATAGGAATTAGAACCATGTTCAAACCTACTAAGGGAGCTGCTTATTACGAATTTAAACGTAAAAAGGGAGGACAATAATGAGTAAGCATTTTTGCCCAGTTTGCGGGCAACATGAATTTTCTAGTCAGGATAGTTACGAAATTTGTCCTGTTTGTGATTGGCAGGACGATTCTTTTCAAGAAGAATTTCCTGATGAAGGTGGATGTGCTAATAATAATTCTTTGAATGAAGCACGTGCTGCATGGGCTGCGAAACAAGCTGCATAAACTAGGTGCTTCCTATGGGTGACTTTAACACAATCTACAAAGTCCCTGCTGCACTCAAAGCGTCGATGGACATGGTATAAAGGAATTAATCCCTTAAGCGTAGTTAGAAGTTTTCTAGCTGCGCTTTTTTATTGGAGTAATAACATGAAAAAATTTAAAATGCCGCGAGTCATTGAACGCTCTTATGCCAGCGCCATTGACCGCCTGATGCAAGGACTGAAGCGTGAGTTATCTCACGTTGCCAGTCCTTTTTTTATTGCTGACATAATGCGTCGGCTGGCTCGTTCGCCGACTTTTATTCGTGCCTGCGACCAAATCGCACGCTCGATGGCCACGCATCTGTTCCGCGACGGGCATAAGACGTGGCGTGCCGCAGCAGCCGAGGGCAGCAAGGGGCGAATCATCCGCACCGCTCTACAGCGCGAGCTTGCCTCGCCACGCGTCGCAAAAGTGTACGAGGGTATAATCAGTCGTAATGCTGAATTAATCCGCTCTATGCCGCTCACGCTGGCGGACAGGGTGGCTCATAAGGTTGCTAAAGGTTATGAGCAAGGCTTGCGACCTGAAGCGATGATAGACGATATCCTTAAAGAGTATCCGCACATGACCGAAGCGCATGCAAGGCTCATCGCCCGCACGGAAACGTCTAAAGCCAGCACGGCTCTGACGCAGGTGCGTGCTGCTGAGGCAGGGCTTGAGTGGTACGTCTGGCGGACAAGCGAGGACTCTCGTGTGCGTTCTGCTCATGCTCATATGGATGGCGTGATTATCCCTTGGAACGAGGCTCCGGCGCCGGAACTGCTCAACCATGAGAAGTCGCAAGGGTACTACCATGCGGGAAACATTTATAATTGCCGCTGCTATCCTGAACCGCTTATCAGGTTTGACCAGGTGGCGTGGCCTGCGAAGGTTTACCGCAACGGCAAAATCGAGCGCATGGGCATAAAACAATTCAGAAAACTACTACCTGGAGGTGAGCTATGAGCAAGGCATATTTTGGCTCACGAATCTCCGACCACATCCTCAAAACGCCGGAAGGCTTCTTGATCTGCAAGGATGTTCCGATTGCTCGTACAGGTACACAGCAGTATCGAGGCTGCGAGTTCGGTGGTCCGGTCGCTGACGGCATCTATAATGTCCAGCGTCCTGAAGCTGAAGTCTTTGACCGTGCTGCCGTGGCAAGCTTTGAGGGCAAGCCTGTATGCGATGAGCATCCGGAGGAAGATGTAACTCCCGATAACTATGGGCGGTACATGAAAGGCGTGTGCCGTGATGTGCGTCGAGGCGATGGCGATTTGAGTAATTGCTTGGTCGCTGATTTAGTTATTTACGATGCTGACCTTATCAATAAGATTGAGGCTGGCAAACGCGAGATATCTTGCGGCTATGACTGCTTGTGGAATCCGACGAGTGATTCCAGCTATGACCAGCTGGAAATCCGCGGTAACCATGTAGCAGTTGTTGATAGAGGCAGGGCGGGGCACAAGGTGGCCATCCGCGATACTGCCGACGATAAAAAAGGAGGTACAAAAATGTCTAAATCTTTGATTGGACGTATCCTGCGAGCGCTGGCTCGCGACGAATCTACTACACCGGAGGACATGGAGGCTGCTGCAAAGCTTGCAGGCAGCTCTAACGCTGAACCGCGTCCTCAGCCTGCACCTGCTCCTGCTCCCGCAGCTCCCGCAACACCTGCGCCTGCTGCTGTACCACAGCCTGAAAATAAACCTGCAGCAATGGACGAAGCTACCGAGGCACGTTTTAAGAAAATTGAGGACGCACTGGAAGCTATCAGCTCTAAGCTGAATCCTGCACAGCCTGCTGCTGAGCCTAAAAAGGACGCTCTGGACGCGCTGGAGGAAGAGCTCCAAAAGAAAGCACCCGCTGCTGAACCAGCTCCTGCCGGCGACGAGGACGATGTAATCGAGCCGCCTGAAGATATCAATGCTCAGGATGCAGCGCCGGAAGAAGATGTTGAGGGCGAGTGTGTTCCCAATGCTAAAGAAGTACGTGACGCAGCTATGGCTTTAATCAAAAACTTGAAGCCTGCAGTAGCAGCCATCCCCAATGAGGCACAGCGCAAACGTGCGGCTGACTCTCTGGCTATCCTCATCAAAGGCTCTATGCAGCAGGATGCTCAATATGGCGAGTTGATGCAGATGCGTCGTCGTTCCGTTGCGCAAGACAGCAAGCCTGATGATTACGCTCTGGGACGTGAGATTGCAAAAAAATATAATCCGCATTATAAAAATCGTTAAGGAGGCAAAATGATATGAGTGGTAAAGCAATTGGTATCTCTATGAATTTTGGCTATCCCGGTAACTACGCCCGCACTCCGGACGATATCGTGGCTAGCCGTCTGTTAAACGAGGAAAGCGAAGCTATCCCATTCGGTGCTGCTGTCTGCATTAAAGACGATAATACTTACACTGCCGTTGGTGCAGAAACTGCCGCTGCTGATGTTGCTGGCATTGCGCTGCGTGTTGTTAAGCAGGCAGTGTCTTATGCAGAGCAAAATAAAACCGAGTATCAGCCTGGTCAGTATATGTCTGTCCTGGAACGCGGCGCTGCTACTGTTGTATGTAATGTTGGCACTCCGAAAGCTAACGGTAAAGTTTATGTGCGCGTTAAAGCTAATACTTCTATTGCTAACGGCGTTGTTGGCGGCTTTGAAGCTGCAGCTGACAGCACTAACACAATTGAAATTCCGAATATGCGCTGGACTAGCGGCGCAATGGATGCGAATCGTGTCTGCGAAGTTACTCTGCTGACTCGTGCTTCTGCGTAATATAAGGAGGTATAAATAATATGGCAACTGGAAAATTTGGCTTTTATAGCCCGGACGCTGGTATGCGTAATCTGGGTAATTTTGCCATGCAGAATGGTGGTCGTAAAAGATTCCGCGGCTCTGCATGGGATGCTGCTGCCAGCTCTGGCATGGCGTATATTACAGGCGAACTTGAAAAGGTTGATCCTAAGCTGCGCGAGCCGCTGACCAGTGTAACCTGGCAGCGTGATATTGTCGCCAAGACTGGCGGCGGCTGGGTAGAGTTTACTTCTACTTTTGATGTTGACTATGCTACTTCCGGTGCAAACGCTAACAGCATCACTGCTCCCGGTGCTACTACAATTCCTGTAATGCAGGTCAACACCAGCAAGAACATGTTCAAGGTATCCACCTGGATGCACGCTATGCAGGTACCGTTTATTGACCAGGCGAAGATGAAGCAGATCGGCCGTAATCTGGAAGATTTGCTGGATAAGGGCGTTAAACTCAACTACAACAAAACTCTTGACCTCAATGTATACAACGGCTTCAAGGAGGCAGGTACTACTGGCCTGCTGAATGATCCGGAAGTCATTACCTACACTGTGGGTAATGGTGCAAATGGCACTCCCGCATGGAACACTAAAACCGCGGATGAGATCCTGCATGACATTAACAATGCGCTGGTGGATGCATGGGCTGCATCCGAGTACGACATGAAAGGCATGCCGAATCATATTCTGATTCCGCCAAAGCAGTATGCTTACATCACCATGCAGAAGGTTTCCGATGCTGGTAACATCTCCATCATGGAGTATCTGATGCAGAACAATATTGCTAAAGAGCAGGGCGGCTCTATCACCATTGAGCCTTGCCGTTGGTGCATCAAGGCCGGCACCGGTCAAAAAGACCTTATGATGGTTTACGTCAACGACGAGGACATGGTTAACTTCGACTTGACTGTGCCTATCACTCGCGCGTATACTCAACCGTCTGTTGAGCGTGCCGCTATCCTGACTTTGTTTGCAGCGCAAATCGGCCAGGTTAAATTTATGTATTACCAACCTGTCGCATACCACATCGGTATCTGATTAGGCAATATTCTAGCCAGGCGTTTATCGTCTGGCTTTTTTATTTGAGGAGGACAATTAATGGTTATTTTAACTAAAAAACGCTTTGGTTTTGTGAAGCAGGACGGTACTGAACGCATTGATGCGGAACGTTTTTTGACTAGGGGTGGCATGGAAATTGAGGATGCTCCCGATTGGATTGCAACTGATCCGCTGTATGCGCTGGCCGTTGAATCTGGCGACCTTGTGCCGGTAAATGGTAAAACTCCGAAGGCTGAGGCAGAAGCTGTTGCCAAAGCCAAGCAAAGCAAAGCGGAGGATAAAAGCGAATAAGGAGGCGCATTATGTACCATCCGCTGATTGCTCAGGCGAGCAATATCAAAACGCAGGAGAATCCTCCCTACACCAAGGAGGACTTCCTGGCATTCTATCCACAGTTTGCTGAGCCGCTGCCGGAAATAGTGCTGGACAGCTTTGTAGAGCTTGGTCAGGCGTGTGTAAGCGAGCAGCGTTATGGCAAGATGTGGAGGATGGCCATCGGACTATTCATCGCCCATATGTGTACCCTTTACATGCAGTCTGCTGCAGACCCGGGGGCACCTGCTGCTGATATCCTTGCCGCAGCTCAGGCCGCTGGTGTTGTTACGAGTGAGTCTGCTGATGGCGTGTCCTACAGTATGGATACATCAGCCCTGTCACAGGACCTTGCAGGTTGGGCGGCGTTCCGGTTGACCGCGTTTGGCGTGCAGTTTGCCACTCTGGCGCGCTTTGCTGGCAAGGGAGGCATGTATGTATGGTGAGCGTAAAAACTTCACATAGGACGGTCAGCGGCGGCCTTCAGGGGCTTATGGACAGAGTGCAAGCTTTAAATCGTGTTAATAAGCTTTACGTTGGCATCCCGCAGGAGAAAACCTCTCGTGGCGATGAGCCTATCAATAACGCGAGCCTGCTGTACATCCATACTCATGGCATCCGGCGTAGGTCCATGCGTGAGGAAATGCAGGGCTATATGGATCAGGGTATGAAGTACAGTCTTGCTTATCAGCTCTACGTCCAGACACACGGCTCGCCGCTTTGGCATGCACCGCCACGTCCTGTTATTGAACCGGCCATCGCCAAGCACCACCGTGAGATTGCAGAAGAGTACGCTAAGGCTGTAAAGGCTGCTATGACTGGCGATGGAGCGAGAGCTGATGCTTTTATCAAACGCACGGGCCTGCTGGCGCAGAACATCTGCCGCAAATGGTTTACGGATGCCGAGAATGGCTGGCCGCCTAACTCCCCGAAAACCATAGATAAAAAGACCAAAGGCAAGGGAGGCAAAACCAATCCGCTTATTGATACCGGTGCCTTGCGTAAGGCTATTGTTTATGTAGTAAGGAGTGATTGACGTGGTTAATGTTGGCAGAGTGGTGCGCAGCAAGCGTTTAGGGTGCCAGCGCATTACTGTCAAACGCTACGCTGCGAGCTGGCACGATGGAGCTTACGGTCGAGATGCAGACAATCCTATTGTGCTGCAAGTGGCAGCGATTGTTACCGTTGCCCAGCCCAAAGATTTGCAGTTATTGCCCGAAGGTGACCGCGTTACCGGGGCAATGAAGTTTTTGACGAATGTTGAGCTGCACGCGACCAATGGCGAAGCTATCAGCGATGAGCTGGAATGGCGCGGAGCACGCTACAAAATCCTCACAGTTACGCCTGATATTGATTATGGCTTTTACCGATCTATCGGGACAAGATTGGACGGTGACGGTATTGGTTAAAAATATTGCTGAATTTGAATCTTTAATGTGGGCAGAGCTGATGGCTATCCTCGGGTATGATGTTAATCAACTACCGCCGCCTGTACGCCGCTCCTGGCCAACGGACGGAGGCCCCGACTGGAAGCTTACAGACAACGTGGTCTTTATGCAGTGCACCGAGGCGGCCGAGGACATCATGCAGCCGATTGATGAGCGTTGGCAGTCTGAAGGACGTGATTTTTTGCGTGAGAGTGCAAGCACACGTACCATCCAGCTACGCCTGAATGCTTATGGGCCTGCCTGCTATGAATCGCTTTTGCAAATTCGCCTTGAGTTGCTGCGTGGCCGGCCGAAGCTCAAAAAACAAAAAATCTATATTATCCCCGGCAAGGATTCCATCCAATATGCGCCTGAACTATTTCAGGGGCGTTGGTGGAAGCGTGCCGATTTGACTTTATATTTTAATGTACTGATCAGCGTTGAATCTATTGTGAAAGCAATTGAAGAAGTCAACGTTACGATTAAAGCAAACGAGCCTGGTACGAGTGATGTTATCCTTGAGCCAGGCGAAATTATTATTAAGAAAGGGTGATTTAGTTGGCTTATAAATTGGATTTATCTCCAATTGTCGACGTGGTTATCAACCTGTCTGCTAAGGCTGCTGCTCGCAAGGGCTTTAACCTTGGCCTGATTATTGGCAAGTCTGAGGTTATTCCGGCGAATGAAAGGGTACGGATTTATACCAGTGCATCTCAAATGCTGACCGATGGGTTTACAGAAACGTCTCCAGAATACAAGGCTTCTCAGCTTTATTTTGCTGCTACGACCAGCCCTCGTAAGCTGGCGGTGGGCGTAAAGCTGGTAGAAGACGAGAATTTAACTGCTACGCTGGAGGCTTGCCGTGCTGCTAACTCTCAGTGGTGGCCGTTTAGCTATCTTGGCGCAGAAGATGTTGATATCAAAGACAGTGCAGCTTGGTGCGAGACCGCTGTACCTGACAGCGTCTACATGTATACGACTGCTGATAAAAGCGTACTTGACGCATCTGGTGATGCAAAGAGCATCTTTAAGGCTTTGAAGGATAAAAACTACCGTCGCAGCTTTGGTCAGTATTGTGGTGACACGGATACTCCCGATGCTGTTGCAGCTACTATGGGCTACGCGATGGGCGCTAACCGTGGTCTTGCCGGTGATGCGTTTACGCTGGCGTATAAAACTCTGCCCGGCGTAAAACCAGATGACCTGTCTGAATCTCAGCTAACCCATGTGTGTGGCAGTGCTGAATCTACAGGTCATAACGGTAATGTATATATTACTCGTGGCGAGGAATACGATGTTTTGCAGCAGGGCTACATGGCTGATGGCACGAGCTTTGATGAGGTGCTTTACCTTGATATGCTCAAAAATGACATTACGCTTAATGTCATGGACCTGCTTTACCAGCGTCGAAAATTGCCGCAGACTGAAGCTGGCGTTACAAGCATTATTAATGTTATCAATGATGCTTGTCGTAAGTATGTAAAGTTAGGCTTTATCGCTCCGGGCAAGTGGAACGGTGCCGAGTGCCTGAATCTGCAGACAGGTGATTACCTGCCTGATGGCTATCTGGTGCAGAGCGAGCCTCTTGACGAGCAGTCTCAGGCTGACCGTGACAAGCGCAAGGCTCCACCGATTTATGTATGTTGCAAGCTGGCTGGTGCAATCGAATTTGTTACCATCCAGGTTAATGTTAACCGCTGAGGAGGCTCTCTAAATGGAATTAACTACTTACAGTTTTGCTGATCTGGCTGGCTCTATCAACCATCCTACGTTTGGCTCGTATCTCTTTGATGGTACTGGTGTAGGCTCTGTGACAGTATCCAAGGCCACCGACCGCACTGCTCATGATATTGCTGCAGATGGCTCTGTAATGGTATCTAAGATTGCGGGCAATAATGGCACCGTAACCATTGAATGTCAACAGACCTCTGCTATCCATAAATGGCTGAGCGCCTGGTTTAACGCGCTGTGGCAACTGCCGACAAGCGAATGGGCAAGCACCAGCATGACGCTGCGTAATACCGCTACAGGTACCCGCCACATCATCTCCGGCATCTCGCCGCAGAAGGAACCGGACACTCCCTATCAGAGCCAAGGCCAGCGAGTGTCTTGGACGCTGATGTGTGCTGAGATTACTAATCTGCCAATTTGATGGAGGGCTGAATCATGCTTAAACAAAAAACACAAGTTGTGGAGGTGGCTGGTAAATCCTACCAGCTCACTAAGATGGACGCTCGCACAGGCAGCTATGTTGCTTTTAAGGTTGCGGGCGTGCTGGCTCCCTCGGGCGGTAAAGCAGCCGAGATGGCTGCTGCTCTCATGGGTATGCCACGTAAGGATTTTGATGAGCTACAATCCCTGCTGCTGCGCACTGTTAATCGTTTGCTTGATAACGGTAATGGCCAGCAGTTGCCTGAACCTGTCCTGACGGCTAAGGGTGATTTTGTTGATGAGGCTCTGGCGTATGATGCTGCCAGCGTTATCCAGCTGACTGTTCATGCGCTGATTTTTAACGTCGGAGGTTTTTTCGCCGTAGCCGGGTTGAAGCTCCCGGCAGAATTGACGGGCAAACCTACGAGCCGATGAGTTATCCGACGCTTGATGCTTTCGCCTTTGCTCCTGTTGCGGCAGGGCTTTGGCGGCAGCACGAGCTGAGTGATGGCACGTATGATTTTGATGATTTGCTGGACGCTCACGAACTGTTGGCGGTCAAGGCAGAAAACGCACGGCGGATGCAGGACGCCATGAGAAAGGAGTAGGCTGATGAGCAATATATTAGAAGAATATCTTGTCCGCATCGGTGCAGAAGTCGACAAGGACGCTTTTGCCGGAGCTGCGAAAGCTATCAATAATCTATCCGGTATGCTCGGGAAATTAGGCTCTATCCTTAAATATGGCGCTATCTTTGCGGGGCTGGCAAAGGTTACGGAAGCTGTCATTGATAACATTAAGGCTGTGGCCAGCGCAGATTTGGAATACCAAAAGCTAGCGCAGTCAATGTGGGTGACAAAGGACACAGCTAAAACCTTGAGTGTGGTCCTGAAGACCATGGGCGCTTCGCAGGAAGATGTGGCATGGGTGCCGGAGCTGCGTGAGCAGTTTTTCCGTCTGCGTCAGGAGATGGCAGAGCTGTCTACTCCTGCAGATGCTGACGGACAGTTAGCCTGGATCCGTGAGATTGGTTATGACGTGCAGTCTTTGCAGCTCAAATTAAAAATGTTTAAGGAATGGGTGGTCTATTACCTTATCAAAGAGCTGCAGCCCTACATCAAAGAATTTCAGGAATTTATCCGCTGGCTCAATGATAAATTTGGCAAGAGCTTGCCTGCGCTGGCACGTAAGGTAGCCAGCGTGCTGGCGAGTGTTGTTCGTGTAGCTATGTCGCTGGTTAAGGCTCTAAAATGGCTGTTTGAAGGCATTTATAATTTTATTGACGCGCTGCCAAGTAAAACAAAGGCTTTAGTAGCTGTATTTGCTGTTGTCGGTGCTGCCATCATGGCAGGGCCGTTTGGCTTGATGATGATGGCCATCGGCACTGCACTCATCATGCTGGAGGACTTCTTTGGTTATCTTGAGGGACGCGAGAGCAGCAATACCTTAAAGCCGCTCTGGAAATGGCTTACTGATGAGAATAATCCATTGCGCCGCCTGCTTGAAAAGCTTAAGGAAGGCATTGCGTTTATCCTTGAGAAGCTCACGGAGCTATTTGAGAAAGTCTTTACGGAAGAACGGCAGGAAAAGCTCAAAAAGACTGTAGCTAATATTGCTAAGGGCGTTGCTGAAATTGCCGAAGGTCTGGCGACGATTGTTGAGAGTATTTTTGGCAAAAAGTATCCTGTTGTGAAGAAATTCTGGGACTTCTTCCTAACAGCCGTTGGTAAGGTTGTAGATAAGGTGCTCACATTGACAAATAGTATGGGACATCTTATGCGTGCTTTGGGTAAGGCTATGCAGGGCGATTTTAAGGGAGCGCGTGAGGAATTCATCAATGCGGCCGCTGATGAAAATGCAACAGGCGAGCGGTCTAAATATATCCAGCAAAAGCTTATGTCGATGGGCTTTACTGCTTCTGCCGCCGCTGGCGTTGTAGGAAACCTTGTCCAGGAATCTGGCTTGCGCACGGATGCTATCGGTGATAATGGCACATCCGGTGGTTTGGCTCAATGGCACAATGAACGCTTAGATGCTCTTAAGCGTTTTGCTGCTGCGCGTGGTAAAAAGTGGACTGACCTTGACACGCAGATTGAATTTTTGGCAGAAGAAATGCGCACGTCCTACGCTGATACTTACGCTAAAATGCAAAGCGCTGAATTGCCGGAGATAGCCAGTCAAATTATGACGGATGAATATGAAATCCCTGATCCTGCATCTGCTAATTATGCTCAACGTCAAGCTAATGCTCGTGCTGCCTATGAAGCTATGCAGTCTGGCAACAAACAAGCAGATGATTATCACGGTGGCGGTGGCGGCGGGTATAACAGCCTTGTTGCTCCTACGAGCTATGCTGCAGGTTTTACTGCAGGTGGTACTGCCGGTCTTATGCCAATGGCGAACAGTACGGCAAATTATAACGGTGGAGTTGTAAATGTTGGCGGCATCGTGGTTAATTGTGGCAATGTAAATGATCCGCAGGGCGTGGCTAAGGCTGTGGAAGGAACGATGGAAGATTTTGCCCAGCGTCTGGCAGCGCATAACGGAGGGACGGTGTTTGTATGATTGATTTACCCAAAATCTCTTTGCAAAAGGAACTTCCGGGGGTGCTCAAAGGCACAGGCGTAAGCACAGGTACAGTGAATACGCTGAGCGGATTATATGCTGCAGGCTCACTTGTGTCAAAGGTGTTTGCTGTCGGTAAAAGCATTGCTTCAGGAAATCCGAAGAATTTGTTTGACCAGAGCAATGCTTATGTTCCGTCTAAATGGGGGAGCGGTCTGGGCATTCAGCAGACGCTGATGGTTAAGACAAATATCGGCGGCTTCTTCTTCGATGCTGTGTTTAGCGTTGATACTGAGCACAGTTTGACTGTTACGCAGCATCCGGTGCAGACTGGTGCAAATATCAGTGACCATGCTTTTGTAAATCCTGTCCGCATCAGTATGCAGGTAGGTGTGTCTGATGCTATGGGTTACAGGTATGGTTTTGTATATGAGGGTGCAGGCGTATATAAATCTGTGCAGGCTTACCGCATGCTCTGCAAGCTGCAGGAGCTGCGTATACCCATGGATGTTGTTACGCGCCTGAACACGTATCCGAATATGCTTATTGAGAGCATTGATGTGAGCGACGATGTGTCGACGCTCTGCGCTCTCAAAGCTACGATTAATCTTGTGCAGGTGTTGGTTGTAAATGTTGGCACGGAGAAAGTATCAGCACGCCAGTGGACTACAGGCGCACAGAATAAGGCGCAGGAAGTGCAGCCTAAAGGCGATAACAGTACAGCTTTACGTAAGTTTGAAAAGGGCACTGGCATGGAGGTGAAGTGGGGATGAGTTATTATGAAATACCGTTGACTACCACGCCTTTTGACCAGAAAACTTTTAAGCTGACGCTAGATGGCGAGCGCAATATCAATATCCTGCTGAAGCTACGCTATTATGATTTGTACGAGCTGTGGGTGGCTGATGTCTGCGACAATAGCACAGGCGAAGAGTTGATTACAGGCATGCCGCTAGTGCCTGGCATTGATTTGCTGGGGCAGTATGCTTACCTGAATATTGGCAGCGCTCAAATCGTGGCTGTTGGGCCTACCACGCAGGAGCAGCCTGATAATGAGACACTAGGCTCAGCCTGGGTGCTTTTGTGGGGTGATGGCTCATGAGCAGTTATCTGTGGATGCGCAAATGGAAAATCCTCGTAGTTGATGCTCAGGACAAAGAGGCCTTGAACGTGTCTGACCTGCATGTGAAGTTTACGGTCAAAAAATCTCGGGAAATAAACAATTACTCAACTGTGGAGATTTACAATCTTACTGCTACAACAGAGCAGAAAATCCTTAAAGAGGGCGACCGCATCATTATTGAGGCCGGTTATGAAGGCTATCTGACTACATCTGCAGATGGCTCCGTCCAAGAAGCAAAGGATGCTGAAGGCAATACCCAAGAGAAACAGTACGGAGTTATCTTTGACGGTAAAATTATTTATCCATCCCGGCGCAAGGAGAATAATACGGACTACGTGCTGTCGCTCCTATGTGTAGACGGAGCTAATGTCCTTGGGAAAAATTTTATTGCCAAAACCTTAAACAAGGGCATTAATCAACGTCAGATTTTGGACGCAGTCTGCGAAAAGTCAAAAACAAAAATCCCGACGAATAGTATTACGCAGGGCCTATCCGGACAAAAACTGCCGCGAGGTAAGGTTATTTTTGGCGAGCCTAAAGATTATATTTCTGATATTGCCCGCGGTAACGGTGCGAGCTATTGGGTGAACGACGGCAAGTTGAACATGATTAAGCTTGCTGACGCTGCCAAGGATGAAGCCATCGTGCAAACGCCTACGACCGGTCTTGTCGGTATGCCGACGCAGACGCAGTATGGCGCAAATTTTAAGCTGCTGCTGAATCCCGCTGTGCATATGTGGTCTTTGGTGCAATTAAAAAACAGCGAGATTGCGGAAGCACAAGTTACTCCAGGTCAGGCGCAGATGCCGCTTGATGAAGAGTGGATCTATCAAGTTATTGAGCTGACGCATACTGGTGATACTATGGGTAATGATTGGTATACGTCCTGTACGGCTGTTTCTCGCTATGGTAAGGGCGTACTGCCTGCCCTCATGGCCAACAATTCGCAAAATCCGAACGGAGTGTGATTTTATGATTGATTTGAATTTGCGCACGCCGAACGTCGAACGGCAGGGCGAACTGGATGCTCGTGCCGCTGCTATTAAGATGCGTGTGTGCATGCCTGGCATTATCCAAAGCTTTGACGCGGCCGCTCAGACTGTTACTGTGCAACCAGCACTGCGAGAAAAAATGCTTGCAGACGGTGATGAATCTTGGGTGGATATACCGTTATTGGTTGATGTGCCTATCGTCGTGCCACGTGCTGGCGGTTATGCACTGACGCTGCCTATACAGGCAGGCGACGAGTGCCTGGTGGTCTTTGGCGATATGTGCATAGATGGCTGGTGGCAGAGCGGAGGCGTGCAGAATCAGGTCGAGTGTCGCAGGCATGACCTGTCTGATGGCTTTGCTATTATCGGCGTGTGGTCGCAGCCTAGAGTAATCCCCGGCTACAGCACAGGCTCTGCTCAGTTGCGTAATGATGCAGGCAGTGCTTACGTAGAGCTTGCCGGAGATACGATTAACATCGTAGGCGGTACGGTAAACATTAAAGCAGGGCGGGTGAACATCAATGAGTAGTGCAACACGTTTAGGCGATTTGGATACTGGTCATGATGCCTGTGCTCCGACAGTTCTTGCGACTGGAAGTCCGAATGTGTTTATTAACGGCCGCGCTGCAGGACGCGTGGGCGATAGCTATGCACCTCATGGCTGCATTAACCACCCGACGCATAGCGGCGTCATCGCCAGCGGCAGCAGCTCCGTATACATCAACGGCAAGGCTGCAGGGCGCATTGGTGATCCCGTGAGCTGTGGCGGCACTGTGGCCGAAGGCAGCAGTAATGTGTTTATTGGAGGCTGATATGCAGGTTAGACGTTTAGACGATAATTGGGATTACTGCTTTGGTCGTGGCTCTCAAAATTACATCAGCGGCGTTGAAGCTGTCGGGCAGGCGATAAAGCAACGCCTGCTCTTGCTTTATGCTGAATGGTGGGAAGATTTAAAAGATGGGCTGCCGTTGTGGGAGCAGATTTTAGGCACATCTGGCAATGATGAAAACAGGCAGGCCGTTGACATTATTATCCGTGACCGTATAAGTGGCACGGAAGGCGTGCAGTCTGTCACGTCTTTTGAATCAAGCTACGAACGCAGACATTATAAATTTACGGCAACTGTAGAGACTATCTATGGCTCGTTGACTATTAGTAGTGAGGAGGTGCAGATGTGACGTATTTTAAACCTTATGTTGATAGTACGGGACTGCATATCCCTACCTACAACGATATTTTAGAGGATATGATTGCTGCAATGAAGCAAATCTATGGCGATGATATCTATCTGGACAACAGCTCGCCTGATTATCAGCTGTTGTCCATTTTTGCTCTCAAGCAAAGCGATACGCTGCAGGCTATGGCGTATGCCTACAACGCACGCTCTCCTGAGACTGCTATCGGCACGTCACTTGACAGCGTGGTAAAGCTGAACGGTATTAAGCGTAAGGCTGCCAGTCAGAGCACGTGTCAGGTAAAAATCACCGGCACGCCATTTACACAAATCGTTAACGGTGCTGTGCGTGACCGCGCTGGCCTGACGTGGGATTTGCCATCTAGCGTGGTTATTGACTCTAGCGGAACGACTTACACTGTTGCGACCTGCCGCACGGCCGGAGCTGTGAGCGCTCTGGCTGGCGATATTAGCCAGATTGAAACGCCGACTTACGGCTGGGTGTCTGTAACGAATGAAGTTGCTGCTGTGCTGGGTAATGCGCAGGAGACCGATGCGCAGCTGCGTGAACGCCAGACTATCAGCACTGCGAATCCGTCGCAGACTATGCTGGACGGAACGAAGGGCGCGATTGCTGCTCTAAAAAATGTTTCCCGCTACGCTGTGTACGAGAACGATACCAACGTTAGCTCTGTAACGGATGATAATCCGTATGGACTGCCAGCTCACTCCGTGACCTGTGTGGTCGAGGGAGGGACGGATGAGGATGTGGCGGAAGCAATTTTTTTACACAAGGGCATAGGGTGTTATACCAATGGTGATGTAGTTGTAGAATATACGGATCAGAACGATTATATAAATCGTGTGCGATTTTTCCGCCCTGTCTACAAAGATATTTTTGTTAAGGTCGTAATCAAAAAATATACAGGCTATATATCCACTATGACTGTCAAAGTCCGTGAAGCTGTTTATAATTATCTGGCCGCGTTGACGATTGGCAGTGACGTGTCTGCGTCGGTGCTGAGCAACATCATTACTGATTGTAATCCCTCACTCACCAAGCCTATCTTTGGCATTAAAGAACTGAAGCTGGGGCTTAGCAAATCGTCTATGGCAGCGCAGGACATTGATATCGGCTTTAAGGAAATTCCGAATCCTGCGTATGCGAACATTGAGGTGACACTGGAATGATGCAGGATCTTGATTATTATAAGCGCCTGGTTACGAGCGAATATCGCCACAGCCCACGCTTTACGGCGATGGTACAGAAGCTGCTTAGCTATGGTCTGGGAATTGACGACAGCATAAATAATATGATTGTGGCGTTTGAGGTGGACAATGCTAGTACAGCGCAGCTGGATATTTTAGGGCAGATTGTTGGCGTAAGCCGCCAACTGAAATTCGAGCCGTCTGCTGCTGCCATTGGTGAGGTTATTTGTCCATCGCCTGCCGAAATAGCAAGCGGTGAGGTCTATCCGATAATATACACGCCTGCGCCTGACAAACTGGAAAGCACTCCCATGCTCACAGGTTATCCACCGGCAGAAATGGGCGAGGGTAATCTGCTGGATGACGAAGTTTTCCGGTTGATGATTAAGGCCCGCATTATCCAGAATACCTGGAAAGGCACCATCGGTGAGCTGTACGATTTGTGGGACGCTGTCATGGGCGCTAATAAAAAACTGTCCATTGAGGACTTGCAGGATATGAGCTACAACATTGTGCTGCAGGGTGACTACACGCAACTTGAGGAAGAACTCATCATCCATGCTTATGTTATCCCAAAGCCGGAAGGCGTGCGTATCAATGTGCTGACGTTTGTATCGACAGACGGCTTGCCTTTGTTTAGTTATGATTATAATACTATGCGTTACAGTGGCTATGAGAGCCATTGGGCGGAAGCAGAAAAGGGGAATTGATAAATGGCTAGTAGTAATTTTAAGGTTTTCGCGGAATCTGTGGCAGCGCTGAATGTTGTGAGCGACGCTGAATATGCCACTGACACGCAGCGCATTAACGGCGTTGTGCCCGGTCTTGCTTCGGCTGCGTTGCACAACAAATTATACAAGCAGGCCACGATTATGGCGGCTGCGCTGGCACAGGTGCTCGTGGAGCAGGGGCAGGACGCTTTGGATAGCGATTACGCTGCGCTTGTGGCGTCGCTTAAAAAATCGCTGGTGCTGTCATTGAATGGTGAGAAGCCAGATAGAAACGGCAATATCCAGAAAAATTTTGTCTATAGCGTTGAGGGCAAAAAGCCTGACAGCAAGGGAAATGTTGCTCTGGATATTGATTATCTGAACGCGATGAGTTTTGTTGGCTCCGTGGTCATCACGAAGGAGAACATCAATCCCGGTACGAAGATTGGTGGTACGTGGCAGCTTCTGCAGAGCGGTCGATATATCCGCACTGCTGGTGATGGTTATGCCGGCGGTGCTTTGGGCGGCAGTGATGGCTTTGTGCTCACGCAGAAGCAACTGCCTGCACATAGCCATGAAGCTACAATTTATGGTGCTGGTAATCATAAGCATGACATTTACGTCAGCAATTGGCAAACTCACGGCGGCAGTGGTGGTGCAGGATATCAAGCTCACGAACGCCGATGGGGTTCGACTGAAGAGGCTGGCAACCATACGCATCCAATAACCATCAAATCTACCGGCAACGGAGAAAAAGTAACGTTTGAACCGTCTTATCTGTGTTTATATTTTTGGCTGCGTACTGCGTGAGGTGAAGTAAATGAGTAATGCAAGAATACAGTTTAGCCTGGCAAGTGAGGAAGTGTGGAACGCATATAATCCTTTGCTCAAAGAAGGCGAAATCGTCACTGTCTTAAAGGCTAATAAAAAAGTTAAATTGGTACAGGGCAAGCTCGGCGGCGCAACGTACAGTGAGAGCACTGTGATTTGGGACGAGGATGAGGCGCAGGCTATTATGAGCCGTACAGAGGCTGCTGCTGTCACTGCGACGGCACAGGCAACTGCTGCAAGTGATAGTGCGTCAAATGCTGCTGCATCTCAATCTGCCGCTGCAATGTCTGCAACGAATGCTAAGGCAAGCGAGAGTGCTGCTAAAAACAGTGCCACGTCTGCTGCGTCCTCTGCGTCAACGGCAAGCACGCAGGCGGGCAAAGCTGCTGAAAACGCAAGGTTAGCAGAGGGTTACAAAACAGCAGCAGAAACTGCTAAGAGCAATGCGTCCCTTTATGCTGCCAACGCTAAGGCTGATTCTGAAAAGGCAACGGCTAGCAAAGAAGCTGCACAATCTGCTGCTACTACTGCTAGTAACTTTGCGTCTGATGCAAGAAACAGTGCAAGTGAAGCAAAGACCTACAGGGATAATGCAAAAACCTACATGGACAATGCTAAGAATTATAGTGAGAACGTCAATGTGTTTACGCCTAGTGTGTCTACTAGTGGTGTCTTATCATGGACTAATAAGGCAGGACTTGCGAACCCTCCCTCTGTGAATATTAAGGGTGAGAAAGGCGACCAAGGTTTGCAGGGCATACAGGGCGTACAGGGTGTCAAAGGTGATACAGGTGCAAAGGGTGACCGGGGTGCAACAGGTGCTGCTGCTACCATTAGAATCGGTACAGTGACAACAGGTGCTTCGGGTAGTGAGGCTGTTGTTACTAATGTTGGTACTGCTAATGACGCTGTGTTTAACTTTACGTTGCCTAGGGGCGAAAAGGGCGCTGATGGTGGCATTGAGGTTGATACTGAACTGTCTGATACCTCTACTAATCCTGTGCGGAATAAGACTATCAAGAACGAGTTTGACAGCTTACTCTTGCCAGATGGCATGTTGACTGTTCCAAGTAGTCGTGCATCTTATATTTCCAAATTTGCATCTGATTCCTTAGCATTGATTAATGACTTAACTCAAACAGTCATTGAGCAATCAGCAGATGGTAACACTTGGGAAACCCTGTTTGATAGTGATACGGCAAATGAAACTATTAAGACGTTATACAAAAATGGTTTGACATTATCACCATATATAGACGTCGCCAAAGGCAAAATGGTACGTGTAACACTTGCTACGCACACCACTTTGTATTTTGCTAGTATTGCCCTTGGTATGAAAATCATGGATGAGAGTACCCCTGCTACAAAAAATCTCTACAAATGCTACGCAGGTATTAACTCTTTGAATTCTGAACCGGTGGCAATAGGTGATGTTGCTACATGGGGTTCAACACCATGCACAACTTTCAGAAGATTATCTTTTAATACTGTTAGATATATTTTCAATGAGGATAAAAAGGATTTGAGGATATACTTCTCCGGTATATACTGCAAAGGTTCACGCCCCAACAGAACTGCCCTCAGATATGATTCTGACAACAAGCGTACTGTTACAGATTTTCCTATTGAAGCTCCTAGTTTCCTGGGTACTGCAACGAAGGCTACCCAAGACGGTGATGGAAAGGTAATCTCCACAACCTACGCAAAAAGCTCTGCTGCTAACACATGGGAAGAGCAACAAGACTTTAAGATAGTGAAATTGGGATATGAAAAATACCTTTCTCGTAAGATAAGCAATACAGGTAGTAACCCCGCAGTATCCCTAATGCAATATGAGGCAACAGGGGCATTTACGCTCGACCTCAGTAGACTTTCGACTGGATTACAAATTAATGAATCCACTGTCTTTACAGCGTATATTGCATCATCTGCTGACTACCCTCTGACCATCACCAACGCTGGAACTATTAAATACATAGGTTCTGCGTCTGACGTAGCTATTACAAGTGCAGGTCTGTTGTTAAACATTTTGATGATGAAAGATGCTAGTGACACTGTAACAAGTATCGTACAAGCATCTAAGTTAGAAGGTGGTACATAATGGGACTTAATAGAATGATGATGAAGAATGGTGGAGTAAAGGTTGAAGATGGTAGCAAGAATTGGAGTTACGCGGAATTAAATAATACAACAATAGCTTTTACTATTCCACCAGGGGTTAAAAGAATTAAGGTGGCAGCTACTGTGGATGAAGCTAATGTTGATTTAGATTACGACTATAACGATGCTTCTATAAAAAATAAAGCGAATAATAAAACATGGGGCGAAGGGGTGTCGGAAGTTGCAGACCACGAAATCATAACCCATCAAGATATTGATTCTATTGTAGGTGTAACCCCAAATAAAACCTATACATTGCTTTTTAATTGTTGGCTTACAGGCGGTGTGACTTTTTCATGGGGTAAAGCAATAAATGACATGGCACCTACAGTTGAAGATTATTGAAACAAGGAGGCTAACGCATGAATACAAAATATAAATACAAAGACAAAACATATACTCATATCTACCCTTTGTCAGAAGCCTTAGGGCATGAAGGTATCTTTATTCCTCTCTCCATCTCCGAAGAAACCCTTTGCAAGTTGGGTGTCGAAGTGACGCATGAGGAAGAACCGATTGAGTATTTTAAAAATCGCAGAATCGAAATTTTAAAGATGCAACGTGACAAAGCAGAAGTAGAACCGATTGAATACAAGGGTAATCTCTATGATTACGATGAGAAAGCACGTGATAGAATCAATGCAGCTATCATTGCGCTCGATTTGCAGGGAGAAGGCGCAAGCCTTGACTGGACTACGGCAGACAATCAAGATGTTAAAGTTACTGCTGACGATTTGCGTATGGTTATCGCCGCTGTTGCTGTGCGTAGTAATGCTTTGCACACAGCGTATAGAGCCGCCAAGGCGAAGGTTGAAGCTGCAGTTACTGCGGATGAAGTAAGAGCTGTTTGCATGGAATAATTAGGAGGTTGAGAAATGGATTTTTTAGCTTTGCGCTACGCCGTATATAACGCGGCACACACTTTGACTAATGGTTTTACTTACAAATCAGTTATCGGCGCGATTTTGGCATTCCTGCTGCACAAACACGCGGTATTGTTTATGGTTTTTACCGCATTGGTATTTTTGGACTGCTTCACTCGCTGGATGTCTTTGAGTTACAAACGTCTGCAGGGCATGGGGCAGACTCCGTCCGTGACGCAAATTATCGGCGGCATTGAGGCAGCTCGCGCAGAAGGCCTTATCTCCAGCGAAGTCATGAAGCATCGCTTTGTTGGCAAGATTATCGTTTATATCCTCTGCGTGCTGGCTGCCGTATTGGTAGATTTGGCCATGATCACGCTGCAGCAACCTGTGTGGGCTGTCCCGCTGGTGGCAGGTTATCTGGTCATCACAGAGTTGCTGTCTATTTGCGAGAACCTCAACGACGCTGGTATTGAGGCAGTTCAAGGTCTTGTTAATGTTATCAAAAAGAGAAGAGGTTGATTATTATGACTATGTTATCTGCTCATTTTTCTGAGTCCGAATTTGCTTGCAAACATTGCGGAACGCTGCCGACATATGGCATTAGCTCTGCATTACTGACCGGTCTGGAACGCTTGCGTGCACGTTTAGGTCGCCCGATAATTATTACTAGCGGCTATCGTTGCCCGGTACACAATGCTGCTGTTGGTGGCGTTAGTAATTCTCAGCATGTCGCAGGTACCGCCGCTGATATCTACGTCGACGGCGTATCTACGCGTGAGTTGGCCCGCATCTGCAAGCAGATTTTTGACGGTGTGGGTACTTATGTATCGCAGGGCTTTGTCCATGTCGACATGCGTGCTGGTGGCTCCGTGCCGGGCTATTATCTGTGGGAGGGCTAAGATGTGGAAAAAATATTTCGCAGTTACTGCAGCTACATTGTGCTTGCTGTTGCCTGCCTCTGCATCGGAGGCATCATCGGCTACAACCTACACAACCTACACGATGACGGCGGCGGAAATGTCAGCACTCGACAGCAGGTTGAGTCTGCTGCTGCAGCAAGCAAAGAGCACCAGGCAGGCGCTGGCAGAATCACAAGCAGCGCTGAGCGAGTCGAAGACGGAATTGAGCAAGCTCAAGACGGAATCAATAAAGCTGCAGATAGAACTGCAAGCTCAGAGCAACTTATTGGAGAGTGCCAACAGATCCTTGCAGGCATCCGCCAAAGAGGAAGCTCGCACCCGCCGCAGAATTAAAGCACAGCGCAATACCGCTATCGTTGCGGCTGTTGGTCTGCTTGCCTATGCTATTAATAAATGATGATTGATTGGGAGAAAGTGATATCTTAGGAGGTCTTGTGTATGGATGTCACTCGTAAGCGAGCGCGTGCGTGGCTACGTATGTGCTCACGAATCGAACTTGACCGTGCCATGGAAGAAGCACGGCTTACGGAGCAGCAGCGGGAAGTCATCGAGTTAATGTTTACCCGAGGCTTGTCCGTGGTTGCCATCAAATTACGCTGTAATATGGACGAGAGTACAGTAAAACGTATCCTTGCCCGCTCTTACGACAAAATCTACAATGTCATCATGTAACCTGCGCCCCAGTGATCCTGGGGTGCTTTTTTTATGCCCTTTTATTGCGCTTTTGCACATCGCTTTTGCCTATACAATGTAGACAGAAATGAGGTGAGCTTATGAATTTTGCAAATATGCCAAATCAACCGAACCTGCCGCCTATGCCGCAGCTCTTTGGTCAGCCAGCACAGCAGATGGCTCCGGCTGGTGAGATTGTATGGGTGCAGAGTGTCGACCAGCTCAATGCTTTAACTCTCCCACCCAATGCGTCAAGAATCTACATGAACTCTGCTGATGCGGAGTTTTACATCGTAACTACGGACAAAATCGGCATGAAATCTGTGGCAACGTACACGTTTTTGGAGAAACCTAAACCGCAGCCTGTCGAATACGTTACCAAGGCGGAGTTTGCAGAGCTTATCGCTCTGCTGAAAGGAGCGCAAAATGAATCCAATTTACCAAAGGCAGAATCAGCAGCAGCGTCAACCTCAGGCGGGCGACCTGCAGGTCATCAAGCAAAATCTCAATGATAAAATGCTGCAACAATTTATAGCCCAAGCTAAGCAGCAGGGAATCTCTGACAATGATATAAATGCTGGCTTGCGAATGCTCGGGTACAAGTAGGCATCACGCGCGATGTGCATTATTATAATAAGGAGGGATATCTTATGGATATCGGCGAAGCAATGGCGTTGACCAATAGCAACAATAACTGGATGAACAATCCGTTTATGTATCTTATCTGGTTGGCGTTTTTCGGCGGCGACGGTTTTGGCTTTGGCCGTCGTGGTAATGCCTTAACTCAGGCAGAATTACAGGAAGGTTTTAACAATCAGAATGTAATGCGTAGTTTGGAAGGTATTAAAAACGGTGTTTGTGATGGCTTTTACGCTATGAACACAAATGCTCTGCAAGGTCAAAATCAGCTGCAACGTGATATGTGTCAAGGCTTTGGTGCCGTGACAGCCGGCATTACTAATACTGGCTATCAGCTGGGTAACCAAATCACGGAGAACCGTTTCGCGGCTCAACAATGCTGCTGCGAGACGAATCGCAACATTGACAGCGTTAAAGCCGAGAATTATAAAAACACCTGTGAAATCACTACTGCTATCCACAGCGAAGGTGAAGCTACTCGTGCTCTTATCACTGCTAACCAAATGCAGGAGCTGCGTGACAAACTGGCAGACCGTGACCGTGAACTGCAAGCAGAACGCTATCAAGTTAGCCAGCTCACTCAAAGCGCTACTATCATCGAGGCAGTGCGTCAGCTGTTAGGTCAGCGTGGTTGCGCTGGCTGCCAATATCTGACTGCTGCTTGATTGGCGGTGAGAGCTAATGGCTTATCTGAATAGTTATAATCTTGCTAGTCAAGCTCTGGAGGTTGGTAATGTTATTGCACTGGGGGCTAACGACGTGCAGTTTAGTGGGTGCTGCAATGGTTTGAGCCATGCAGCGGGCACTGGCATTATCAACGTCAAAGCTCCGGGTGTGTACGGAGTCAATGCTACGGTGACCGTTACTGCTACGGCAGCTGGTGCTATCGGGATACAGCTCTATAATGGTGCTGACGCTGTACCTGGTGCATCTGCTGCACAAACAGCGGCCGCTGCTGGTGTGGTGACGCTGCCTATCAGTAAGTTGATCCGTGTGCGCCCGTCCTGTGCCGCTGTCAGTAATGCGGCAAATATCAGCCTGCAGCTGACAGGTGGTGCCGGAACGGTTACCAGCGTCAATGTAGCAATACATCAAATCGCTTGATTGATTGTAAAACCGCTAATTAAATTTTAGTTAGCGGTTTTATTTTGACCACTTTTTGACTGCTACATCTAGACAGATATACAAAGATATAGTAAAATATAGCATAGTGTGAATGTTGTCTACCTGCGTAGACATGCGGAAAATGGGGATTTATGCCTTTTGGGGCTGTGGGCTAAAAATGGTCTTGAAAACTAGCGAGGGGGCAACTCCTCCGTGGGTTCGAATCCCACCCTTTCCGCCATTTTATGCGGGTTCCGG